CTGTGATATGCCATTGGATTAGGTGGTTGTGGCATATTTTTTCTAAACACTGCACTTTCAGTTACAATAAAAGGCTTACCAGATTCTTTTACATATTTGTAAATGTGTCCTATTTTCTTTTCTTTTTTTGATCCGGACTGATTACTTTGCACGAGTACATCTGCATTCTCTATTGTACCTTTGTCACTAAATGGTACAGTTATCCAATCCTTAGGCAAAGGATGATAACTCCACATTAGTTCTTTAATAGCTACTATTTTCAAAAAATAATCCTCTATTTCGAACAAACGCTTTCTTACGTTTGTGTGCGTTCATTGTGCTCACTTGTCTAATTACATCTGTATATGCTCTTATATGAAAGAATCCATATTCTTTAAATTTATCAATCCAATATTGTTCTTCTTGCAAGTTTACATGATGATGACCTTTCCAGCCTGGAGGTGCGTATGTCATTATCACATACTTACATTGTTGAAATGCTGGCATATAATTTGGTTGGTATTCTTCGTACACATGTTCAACAAATTCTACACTCCAACCTAAATCATATTTTTCTTTTATAGGCGCAGGACCTTTTGTAAAATCATGAATTAAAAAATTGTTAGCATTTTTTCTTTCAAGAGTATGATCGCCATCTACACCTAATACTTTTAAATTTTTCTCTTCAGCAAGTTCAACCATGCCGCCTGGACCGCAACCTATATCAAGATAGCTTTTTATACCTAATGTTTTTATACACCAGTTAATAACACCTTCATCTAGATGTGTTTTATTTCCATGTCCGCCAAGATGTTCTTCAAGCATTTTGTCTACGTCTTTCTTCTAACATAAAGCGTTTCAAAAACTTTTGCTGTAAACGTTCTTTGTTTTTTCCTTTAGTGTGTACCATAACTTCTTTTATACCGCTATTGTTAAAAGGACTTTTATTATTCACAGGATTGGGATTTAAATTTAAAAATTGACTCTGATCATCATAGCTAAGTCGCAATTGATAAAAGACCCAACTATCGTGTGTTTCACGCAAATGATCTAAACCGGTAAGGTATAAATTTTCAAACTTATTTAAAAAATCTTTTGCTAGTGGGTTATTTAAATTATAACCCATTAATCCGCATTCATCGTATTCATTAGGACGTCCTAGGTAAGATATAGCTTTGTCTTCTGGAAATAATCTTTTTAAATATTCATGATCAATAAACTGATGCATTAGGACGTCAGCATCTAACCATATCAAATATCCTTCATCAAGTGTCTTAGCTTCTGTAAAAATAGAAAATGTTTTATGAGCAAACTTTATTCCATTCCATTTAAATGCTTTTGAACTGCCTTCTAACTTGCGTCCTATTTGCCCATTGTAATGAGGATTATCTTTATGTTTTAATTTAAACTCAACTAAAGGTTTACATAAGTCGTACAAAGGCTTGTAAACTAAACGTTTGTTAACTCTGTCAGTGTGTATTAAATCTTCACTGTAAACAACGATATTTACATCGTCTGGTAAGCAGTTGCACCAGCTTTCTAAATTAATTTTACTTGTTGAATTCCAGTAGTCTTTATTTAGACTTGTAACAAAGGTATATTTCATACCAATATTTAATTTAATTAAATTGATGCATCTTCCATTCCGGCTACTCGTAGTTTAACAATGTTTGTTATTTGCCATTGTTTCTGATCAAGTGCTTTTAACACACCTAACCATTTGTTACGAATAAGTGCAAATTCATTAATAATTTTTTCGTAGTCAACAACATCTGCTTCGCCATCGACATATTTTTCAACATCACGACTGCTTAATGCACGTTGGTAGTTTTCAAGATATTTTTTAAAATATGAGCTACGCAATCTACGTAGCTCAATATTCAAATAGTTTAGTATAGCTTCAATTTCCTGAAGTTGATTGAAACGGTGTTCAACAATGCCTGGCATAGCCGCACTCGCTTTTTCTAAGTTGCCTGACAATTTACATTCTAATCTAGCATCGTGTAATTCGCTTTCAAAGAATTGTATTGCTGTAGGAATCTTACTTATATCACGAGATATTTCGCTATACCAACCCATTGCTAATTCCAGTAATCCTCATCTTCATCATCATAAACATCTTCTGCATCTTCATCTAAGTAATAGTTAATAGCATTATCTAATACTTCGTCATTACCTAAAGAATCATAAAATGTTTTGTCCTCAACACCATAGTCTGCCATAAGATCAACAAATCTTTCTGCGGCAGTTTCTATGTGTTTTTTGTCAAGATACTCTTTAAAGGTATTCCAAATTTCTTGAATTTGTTCTTCAGTCATTTAATACAGGCTCCTCGTTATGGTTTTCTATGACATCGTCGTCTGCGGTATTTACCTCTGACTCTAGATTTTTATAATCATTCATTACCATATCGAGTAATTCACCCGTCCAATTTTTTCTGTACTCTTTGTGTTCTGTACCAGATGAATCTATATACTTTAACCTATTTCCATCTTTAACAATCATACCTTGTTTTTCAAAAAGTTCAACAAGTCCGCTGTAAGGATTCATTCCTGTTTCATAAGGAATCTTTACTTGTACGCCTTCGAAAGGTTTTGCGTAACGTGTTTTCATTACTTTACAACCAGCACGAATACCACGTACTTCGCTGATCTTGTTGCCATCTTCATCTTCTTTTAGTTTTAGTTTTTTCATTGCTACAACAATCGAAGATGCATAGATAAATCCTTGACCGCCTGAGATCTTGTCATCTGGGTCAAACATATCTTGCGATGCATACGTATGGTTAGTACATACAAGTCCTACGTTATGTGAACCAATCATGTTAACTGTGTTACGAACAAGTGCAGTTAGTGCCTTAGGCTTACGGCCCATATCACCTTTCATATCACCCTTGTTAAACTGATCAACATCTGTAGGTGTTAGTAACATACCTAAACTATCAATAACAAACAACACCTTAGGTCGTTCTTCTTCGTCCATTGCTTTGTAGTCTGCCATAAACACACTAATAGTTTTAGCAACGTCATCGATCATTGACATGTTAAGTTTAAGTAGTTTATCTTCGCTTGTATCTACATCAAGTGCATGTAACCACGCTTCGTCAAGAGCGTTTTCACTATCAATTAGAACTACAAAGATACCTTGCTCTTGTGCGGCTTTCACAATGTTACCTGCACAAATATAACTTTTACCTGCACCACTTTCGCCTGCAAATACAGTTACTTTACCTAGTGGAACACCTTTATGGAAGTCTCCTGATACTAGATAGTTGAGTGCATAGTTGCCTGTTGAAATCCAATCAGTTGGATCGTTAAATCCTGCACTCATACCTGAAATAGATTTCGTTAATGATGTCCTAAATTTACTAGGATCAAATGCTTTTGCCATAGTTACTCCTTAAAGTTAGTGTGGGGGTTTCCCCCCACATATTTTGTTTACTGGTTTTGTCTTGCACGGATCATTGCTAGAATGTCTTGTGCATCACCACCAGATGCTGTTGGAGCAGTTTCAGCAACAGGAGCCGCTTCTGCTACTGGTGCAGTTGCAGGTGCTGTTTCTACAACTGGTTCAGCTTGCTTAGGTGCTTCTGTTTTTGTTGCAACAGGTGTTGCTTGTGTTGCTTGTGCTTTTGGATCACCTGTACGTGCCGCCATACCTGCTGGACGGAAATATTGACCAAATCTGTCCATATCGTATGCTTCACCATCTACTGATGCTTCAAACATTTCTTGCATAACTTTAAGTTCTACATCACCTGGTTTTTTAGGAAGGAAATCACTTAGGTTAAACAACCCATGCGTATTAATAGCATTCATTTCTGAATCACCTAATGGACGATCTCTACGTGCCCAAGTTGATGTTGAATAGTCAGCATAACCGCCTTTGCTTGCTTTGTTAAGACGGAAGTCTACACCAGCTGTGTAATCAGTTGGCAATTCTTCCATGTCTGGATCCATCAATGCTTGCTTGATGATTTGGAAAATTTGCGGACCAATTATAAAACGTCTAATTGGATTTTCTGGAGTTGTATCTTCCGATAAAGGATTATCAGTTACAAAACCTTGGAATACATATGAACGTTTCTTCCAATATTTACGACCCATATCTTCAAGACTTGGATCTTTAAACCAACCACGTACTTCATTAAGAATATTACATGATTCTCCATACATTTCCATACATGGAACTTGTACTTGTACTGGACGTGAATCAGTTTCACCTTTAATACCTTGGAACGGAAGTTTAATTAACAAACGTTCTACCCAGAAAAAAGTGTTATCTTTATTCCCATCAGGTAAGAAACGCAACGTTGCAGTGTCGCCTTCTTTCATATTCCAAAATGGGTAAATTGCGTTGTCGCCGCCGCCGGAAGAGTTACCACTTGTGCGGTTCTCTTGTTCTTTGAGCTTTGCTCGGATTTCAGCTAATGATGCCATATTATATGCCTCCTATTTGTTGCCTTTAGCTTTGTGCCTAGTTGTTTTGTACAGCACATATTATGTACTATACGATATTAATTAGCAAAAGTCAACCTCTTTTTGCTAATAAATTGATTTTTTTATTAAATTCCTGCTAGTGACTTTAAAGTTTCCATAGCCGCCATAGCTTCTTTGTCTTTATTAAGCTCTGCTTGACGTTTCATTAATGCTGTCTTAAGTTCTGGATCTTTATGTGTATTTTTGTCTCTTTTAATACGCTCCAGTTCTTTTTGCTTTGCGTCTAAGTCTTCTTTGTCCTTTGTGTCCGTTTTGAACTCAATTTGCATATCGCCCTCATCTTCTACTGGTTCCATAGGAATCATTACTTCTTCATATTTTGCCTTAATTCTTTCAATAAAATCTTTTGCTGGCTCAATATGTTCCTCACCATAATCCTTTTCAACCATTGTTAGTATTGCTGTTTCTCCTTTTGGAAACATTCCCTTTTCTCTATCAAATAATGATAAAATCTTTTCAGGCAATGAAACTGTTGGCTCTGGTTTTTCATCTTCATCGTCTGGATTTATTTTAGCCATGCTACCATCTTTGCCTATTGTTACTGGAATTTCTTTATCACTAAATTGTCCCATTGATTTATCAAATGCCGCTTCAATGTCGTCTGTAGTAGGAATACCTTCGCCCATTCCATATTCGTCATTAATTTCATCCCACATGCGTTGTTCGATTTCGTCATGGTCATCATCTGGATGCCATCCATTATCTCTCGCCACTTCATCGTACATATCTTGTAGATAGTTTTGTACGTCTGGACCCATTGAGCCTTTACTTAATGCTTTGTATAGCAACTGTCCGCTAGTATCACTTGCAATCTTTTCCATTGCGTCGATAAGCTGATCTTTCATTCCGCCTTCGTCTAATGTCTTTGCTTGGGCATATGCTGGTTGAATCATTGACATGTCTGCTTTATTAGTTTTTGACGCTGTTCTGAATAATTTTTCTATTTCACTATACTTTTCTGTTTCAATACCAGCCATATCAAAATCGTGTACAAGACTGCCTAAATAATGAACTTGGTCGTCTGTGACTTCACCTTTGTATTGTTTAGAAGTTTTTGCAATATCTACTAGTAATTCTAATGCACTCTTCTTGACTGAGTCTTTGGTAATCTCTCCGTCTACTTCTTCATCGCTTGCTTCTGCAACTAATTCATCTGGACCTAATTCTTTCACTGCTGTGGCTTCGCTTACTAATCTATAGATATAAGGAAATACGTCTTTCAGTTCTTCATTAAATTGTCTAATAGTAAGTTGGTCTATCCAATCACCTGCAACATCTGCTGGAACTTCTTCTAATACTTTAGATTCAAAACTTTCAAATGCTTCTTTGTATGCAGATGTTCTTTGTAATTTAAAAATTGTATCTTTAACAGAATCTAAACGCTCATTTACAATATCCATGTATTGTGCAAGACCTTCGGCCATGACACCGCTTCTTGACATATATGTTTTAAATTTACGTAATTTGTTTAACTCTTCCGAAAGTCCAACAATGTGTTTACCAAAGTCGTCATAAGGATTGCCGCCTTCACTTACATGCCTTGCCATTGCTCTAGCACCATTGATATGTCTAAATGGATACTTAAAACGTTCTCCATTTGAGCTTTCAATATAAATGCTACCTATTTTGATATTTCTATTTTCACCAACGCTCTCTGTATGTTTAATAACAATCTTTGCGTTGTCAACGTCTTGATAACTTACTTTTGACGTTCCGTAAAGTTTTGATTCTGTCATGGTATCTTCTCCGGAAGTATTGTTCTTTGCTAAAAATTTATAGTCTCTTCTATCTAAATTTGTTTTTTGTATATTTCGGGTATCAAAATTTAAAAGTCTTTTACGTGCAAACTCCCGTAGTTCTTTCAAAAAATCATACCAAGACTTTTTTGTAGCACCTTCGTCGTCGTCGAATAGTTTTTCACTATACATGACAGCAACGTTTTCTTCATCTAAACTAACACTAACTTTTTTACCGTTAAATGTAAATTCATAAAATCTGCCTTCTTCAGGTAGATTTGTTATATCTCCTGCTTCATTACCTATAGTAATTTCTTTAAATTTACCACGTAATTTTGCAAAAAGTTCAGATGCTATTTTATTCAAGTCTTTCATGTTAGTATTTATCAATAGTTTGTACTTATGAAGATAGGCATTGGCGGTTCGTAATCTTCTATTTCTTCGGTTTGATTGAAGGTGTTATATACCCTAGGATCCCAATCTTTCATTACATCCATCATTCTTAATGCTAGTAGAGTAGCACTTATTAAATCATCGCTATGCCCTAATTTAGCTTGATAGCTAGATCCTGTAGCTACAAAATTTTTAAGTTCAGATACAAGTGGTTTCGATTTAATCATTAATTTATCGT